TATATTATCATAAATTTTACCGTATGATTTATGTTTAGCATATCCAAATGTTTGCCAATGTAAAAATCTAAATTGATTTTGTATTTGTACTAATTTTAATATTAATTCTTCTTTCATAATTATTGTGGTTTAAGTTGATTTACTCCTCGATTTACCGTAGGTGCAGGATTTTGAGCCGATTGTAATGGTACATTTGTAATTGGTTTTAACTTACTATTAGGTTCATTTGTAATTGGTTTTATTTCCATTGGTTTCAGTTCCTCCACATCTTTTGATAAAAATCTACGTCCATAACTATTCCAAGCTTTTTGAGTTCTTGGACCAAAAGTACCATAACCGGACCCTTTGTTTAAAACACCTTTAGTAAAACCTGTTGCCCAACCTTGAGCATTTACATCTAACCAATCTTGAAATAACTTAACACCTTCAATATTTTTTAATTCGGTTGGAATTGGAGTTGTTTTTTTAATTCGATTTATTTTAAACTCTGGGTCATTACAAGTGTAATTACTCGTTTTTTTAGTTGTTATTTCATATTTTCTACCATTATCATAATAATAATGATTATTTATTTGATAATATTCAGAACCTTTGGCGGTTTTACCCTTTTTAGCTTGTGGATGTTTAGGAACACAAGGATATTTTGACCAATCAGCAGTAGTATTAACTAAAGTATTACCACCCATTGAAACTATTTGAAATGTACCAGGTCTCATATAATCACCTTGTATGTCAGCAGTAGCAACAATACCTAAACTTTTTAATTTATTTATAATTTTTGTAGCATCAAACCCATTACTATTACCAAATTCATCATTAATTGTTTGAACAATATCTAATTTTTTTGGTTTATTTTTAACTAAATCGTTAACTCTTGAAAATTGGTTAACGGAACTAATTAAGTTAATAGCACCAATCATTTCTTCAGGGTTTGTACCAAAACCTTCAGCAGATTTATAAAATTTATCAGCAATTCCCATTTCAGGAGATGTTTGAGTTGTCGTGGTACTGGGTTTGTTCGAAATAGTATCAGGAACGGTCCCAATAACCGATTGTTCAGAAATAACAACACCTCTTTTATAGTTCAATAAAAACTTCATTGAATTTATTTCTTCACTAATTTGTTTTTTCATATTTTTAAATTAAAACTAATGCTTTATTTAACGCACTTCCAAAAGCGGTAGATAAAAAATTTTGTATTGGGTCTGAACTACTTTGAGTAGTATCAGTTTTAGTTGTTGTTTGTTGAGTGGTTTCTGTAGTTCCTACGTCTTCCTTATAATTTTTCTTGGCTTCATCTGTTTTTTGATATTCTTCCATTTTTTTAGCCATTTCGTCATCACCACCTAACTTATTACTAAGTTCTTCAGGTCCAATAAAATTTCCTATACCGATATAATCTAAAAATCCTAACCACCATTTAGTTTTACCCATTAGAATTTTAATTCCTCTTCCCTCAGGACTTCTAAATAATCTTGGTAATCCACCAAAGAATGTGTTTGTTAGAAAACCAGGTTTTGACATATCCGTAAGATTGAAAATTTTTGTGTCTTTTAAATATTTTTGAATTGTTGGTATTTTTTTACTTAAATTTGCTTTACTTGGACGCTTTAACGCATCTTTAACCATTTTTTGTAATGTGTTACTTTTCTTACCAGCGTTACCTAATAACGTAAAGTAATCCTTAATAATATTTTTCATACCTTTAAATGGTCCTGCAGGTATTTTATCAATAAAAGTATTAATTTTTGGTGCCCAACTTTCAGCACTTTGTAAAAACTGACCAATAAAACCAGGTTTTTCAGCCATTGATTTTAATGTGGCAGTTGCTTTAGCAATATCATCAGTAGATGCACCAGCTTTAGTTGCCAATTTTAAAGCAGATTCTAATTGTTTAGTTGCGGTATTACCAGTTTTTAACGCCATCATTACTGGTTTAGTTGCCACGTCACCAACATACATTGGTAAAGCAGCTATTAAAGTTAAAATACCAAATAGTGTTTCTCCTTGAGAAAAATATGAAATAGAGTTGATTGTATCAACAATCGGAGTTGGGTCAACAATACCTAAAACATCCATAACGGTATTATACCAAGCCTCATTTACTATTTTTTTTTCCTTAGAAATATTATCGGTAATTAACTCTAATTGTCTTTCTGTTAAAATTATTGACGGCATTTGATTTTTATTTATAAATACCTGTTAAAAGAAAAAAAAATCTTATTTATTTTGTTGATACCACATAAAATTGTATCTTTGTTAAAATCACCTAAAATTATGAAAAAAATGTATAAACTATATTCGGTAGAAATTAAAACATTATTAAAAATAATTGGAATTGGTTTTGTTTCAATAATATTACTTAAACTTGGTATTGTTAAATAAAAAAAGGTCTTACGACCCTTTATTTACCTATTTTATCTTTGTCTGATGTAATTATTTTATTATAAGCCGAATGGGCTAAAACAACTTTTTCAATTTCAGGTATTGTATTCCACGGAATACTATGTTCAGACTCAGGACTATAATCTCCCTCAACCAAATATACCACAATAGTATTAGGTTCTAATGTTAAAAAACCATGAGCTTTATTATTAGGAATACGAACAGCGTCAGTATCTTTCATTACCAAATATTCAACTTCCTTAGTATTAAGGTCAACCATAAAATCTACAATCAAACCTTGAACAACTTTAACATACTTTGTTTGTCTTGGATTATCTTGATAATGAAGACCCCTAAACGTATATGGTTCATTATTAATACTAATAGAACATTGGTCCCATTTATCACCCAAAACCGTGGTTGATATTGGTGTATATGAACCTCTGTCGTCTTTAAATGTTAAATGATTATAATGCTCCATGTTCTTTTATTTCTAATTTTAATTGTTTCTTTTGGTCAACAAAACCTTGAACTCTTTTTTTGGCAACTTCCGTATAGTTTTGAGAAAGTTCCACCCCTAACCATTTTCTATCTAAAGTCTCTGCGGCAACCATACTTGTTCCACTACCACAGAATGGGTCAAGAACAACATCATTCTTATATGTAAGGATTTTGATTGCCTTAGTTGGAATGTCCATAGAGAATGTTGCTTTAGTCATTTGTTTCGTGTCGGCAAAATAATTCCATTGTCCGAAAACCAAGTCCATAAATTCTCTTTTTGATTCTTCAGGATATAATACTTTCTTTTTAAATGTACCATCCTCTTGTTCCACATTATCAATAACACCAACCCATTCAGGTTCACCTTTAATCTTTTTAATATGGTTTTTCTTATAAGCAAGGACTACACACTCTTTTGGATTATAAATGTATGGTGCTGATGGTGACATCCAAGAACCCCAAGCTGTGGTCTTGCTTCTATGAGGAGAACTTTCTTCAAGGTCAACAACTCCAAAGAATTTAAATCCAACCTTTTTCATAACTCCCCAAAACTCTGCCATAAATAAAACTCTTCCACCTCTTTCTTGTGTATTGGTCTCATACGGAATATTTACAGCGATTCTACCATCATCTTTTAATACACGTAATGCTTGAGTTAACCACTCTTCAGTGAATACCCAATAATTCTCCATTGTCATATCATCTTGATGTGTATCGTAGTTGATATTACAATTGTATGGTGGTGATGTTACGATTAAGTCTACGGAACCTTCAGGAAGTTTTCCCATTTCTTCTCTACAATCTCCATTTATAATTTTTCCGGTTTCTATCATATTTTTTAATTTTCGTGGTATTCCCACTCGTCGTTATTTTTAATCATACTAATTGGAAGGTCTAAGAATATTGCGTTTTGTTCTCCTGCGTATAGACCAACTATGTTATAGTAATAAAACTCTTCAGCTTCTGACCAAGTCATTCCATCTCTTTCCATTAGAATTAATAATATCTTTTCTTTGGAATATAATATTCTTGGTCCATTACCAAACTCTTCGGTAATTCCTATAATTGCTCCTTCAAGACCATCTAATAAGATGGCTCCTTCTGCTCTTTCGTGAATATCAACTAACATTATCTTCTAAGTTTTTAATTTTTCTTTCAAGATACCATAAGGCTTTCTTTAGGTCTTGAAGTTCTTGGTCTGTTCCTTTTTTTCCTGCTCGTGAGATGTACTTAACCGTATTACCAATATGGAAATCTAAATCCCAAGCCTCAATAACTTTTATGGCTTCGTATTGATTATCTTCACCACCATAATGATTAGGGTGATTAACTTGTTCTGTCATTGTTTGTATATAATAATTTAACTTTATTAATATCTACAACAAATCTAAACTTAATTAACATTAAA